AATTTATGTACGGTTCCTCTCATTTCATCGCTATATTGAGAATGCCTCCATCGTTTCGATGACAAATTATCCTGCTGCGTTGAAGGCTTCCGCGCTGTATCCGGAAGAGTTAGAGGCTTTTGTGTTGCGTCCGGAAGAGCTGCGGGATTGTTTGTGTAATGGGTAGTTCCGTCCTCGTCTTGCCATCGGTATAGATTCTGTGCCGATGTTGGGGTGCAAAAACCAGAAAACAGAAAGACAAGAAAGGATATAAGAATAAAAAAAACGCGCACATATCTCATATACTTTACCTCCCTATAGATAAATTACCCCGCTTCGGCCAACTTGGATGTATCTTCTTGCGCTGTGGCTGTAGTGGGGAGGGCGGATAGGCGGTCGATCTGCCGCTGCAGGTTAGCCACCTGGTCTCTTAAGGTTCCCACCTCCTCGCGCAACTGCTTTATTTCATAGGCCATATCGAGAGCATTGGAAAACTGCTGGATATTGAGATAGAGCGCCACAGCGTAAGGCGTGCCTGAATTCAGTACTTTATACGTCTTCCCCATTGCTTCGTCAACATTAATTTTCTGCGCCTCGATCGGTGCGAGCATATCCTTATTATATAAAGGCGCTGGTTCGGGGCCGCAGACATCCTGATGGTTAGCTCTCGCGCCCGGGAAGGGCTCGCCGGCGCCGTGAAAGAGCCACTCCGGGCTGAAGCGGTAGTGTTTTACCAAATTTTCAATGACCTCGCCCTTCAGCAATCCCCGCCCCTGCCGATAGCCAGCCAATGTATCTTTATTTGTGCCAAGAATCTTGGCCAGATCGACATCCTTAATGCCCTTGTCGAGGGCTTTATCCTTCTTGATAATCTCGATCGCCCAGGCGACTCTTTCGGTCAAAATATCCAAAATTATCTCTCCAAATTAGTTCTCACTTCCACGCCGAAGTGGGAACCGAAGTGGGAACTAAGTGTGAACCGTCAATAAGTATAATATAAATAATATGTTATAAATTATTTTACGAAAAATCAAAAAAATTAAGTGTGAACCGAAAAAATCGCTTGACAAGGCGATTTAATCGGTCTATAAGCCTGAATCGTAAGCTAACCCTGTTTCACATACCACAATCCTCTGGGTTTGCTCCCGGAGGGGAAAGGGAATGCCTCCATGTTAAAACGTCTTCATCAGGTCCTTTGCCAATTTCTCTACGCCAAGTTCCTTCCGCATATTATAAAACACCGCGGCATATCGCTCCTCGATGAGTTTCGCCTGCGCCTTGGAGAGCAGCTTGTCTTCCGGGCGCTTCCCTTTTTGAGCGGCCTCGATGAAAACAGAAGTGACTTCAAGGCGAAACTTTTCGATATGGTTCGTAACGGCATCGGAGACGAACAGTTTGTTCTTGTCGAGGCAATCGTTGAGCCGAGAAAACTCTTTGGCTATCTTTTCGCATTTACCTTCATACTCAAACATAGTGCCAACAGAGGCGTAGAAAATTACCCAGAGGATCTCCGCAACTTCCTGGTAGGCGGTAAAAAGCTTGGCATAGAAGACCTCCTTGAATTTTTCTTTACGCAGGCGAAGCTGCACGTAAATCGCGACCGCGCTGCCGATCACGGCGCCTACCAGAGTGAAAAAACCATTCATGAAGAGATTATTCATAAAGTCACAAGCCCGGAGGCAATTTCTACAGCAAGCGCCTTTTCCTCCTTCCCCTTAAAAAGCACCATAGGAGGCTCTAATGCCAAAAGTTAATGAAACCCATGTTTATGTCCATTTCACGGATTCAGGGCTTCTGGGTGATCGCCTGCTTCGGGTTCTTGCTCGGGAGTCAAAATCAACTTCTCCAATGAGCCCCATAATTCGAGCACTTCATGGAAGGTCTGCTCTCTCAGTTCCTCTGTCAGATCCTTCCCTTCCAGCTTCTTTAGGATCAGCGCAGCGTAGAAAGCGGTTGTCATCTGCCCGGCGCAGAGCGGCGCGATAAGTTTATTGCGGTCAATATGGACATTAATATGTTGTTGTTCCACAAATACCTCCTTTAAGGAGCTTTTATTATGACACCTTCTGAAATCCAAAAACGACTTAAGGACAATAACACCAACCAGCACGCGATCGCCGCTGAACTGAGCGTCTCGAATATGTCCGTTTCCGACGTGATCAATCATAAGCGGATCTCCGACCGCATCATGAAGGCCGTTGCCGCGGCCATCAGGGAGGACCATCGCTTCGTCTTCCCCGATTATTACCTCCGGCCGCCGAAGCGGAAAACATCAAAAGTGCAAGCGGCTGCTTGATCGTCTTTATTAAGGCTTATAGACTCTTTTCTAAGGGATTTCAATGGCTAAAAAGAAATTATTTTTCGACATTAGGCAGGGTTCCCTTTTTGACATCATCAAAAATTGTCAGGACATGGCCGAAAAGCCGGCGGGCAGCTTTGACGTTGACCGGCAGTTCCGGGAATCGGTCAATGCGGCGCTGAAGGCATGCCCTTTGTCAATCTATCAAGTGGCGGCCCGGATGTCGGAGCTGCTTGGCCAGGAGATCACGGCGAGCATGATTTATAGCTGGACGGCGGAATCGAAGAATAAACACCGCTTCCCAGCTATTTTTTTGTCCGCTTTTTGCGAGGCCACGGGCACGAGCACGCCCCTGGCGATACTCGGCAGGCCGGTGGACGCCTTTGTATTGCCCGGCCCGGAGGCCCTGCGGGCGGAGATCCGGCGCATCGAGGAGGAAATCAACAAGAAACAGACGGAAAAACGGCGGCGCATGGTCTTTTTGAAACAGATGGAGGGTGAAGCATGAAGATCAAAAAGTTTTCGATTGCGGATAGAAGCGTTGGCTGGTTTGAGGGGTTGATGGACGGCCCGTGGGCAGATCGGGCTTGCTGGACGGTCCTTATCCTTGCCGTCCTGTATTTTGGGGCATTGGGCATCAGAGCGTTTTGGGGATGACCACGTGGACGGGACATATGCGGCGCGGGAAATAGCTGAAATTATGGGTAAATCAAAGCGGGGGATTATGAAACGGGCCGAAAAAGAGACCTGGCCGTATAACATCGAAAACGGCAAGGGCGGCGACCACCGGCGATACCCATTAGCCACCCTGCCCCCCGACGTCCAGATCGCTCTATATAATAATGATACAAATCCTGCCCTTTTGCCTCATCTGTCGGCGGCGGCGCTGGCCACGGTACTCGATCAGGGAGGAACGCTCTATAATAAGGATGCGTCGCCGGCGACTTTTGCCGACGCCGTTTCCGGTCCGGCAGGCAAGAGCCGCCGAAGAAAAAGCCAGGGGCCACCCTCCCCTCAGGCGCCGGGGGCAATCCCCGACTCTTCGGCGGCTCTCCCTATTCGGTGCGTCGAGACACACCCTACATATAATAATGATGCAAATCCCCCCTGCCCCCCCTTGCTAAAGGGGGAAACGAGGAGTGATTTGCTAAAGGGGGGAATGGTGGAGGGATTGCCAAAGGGGGAGGTGGCCGGGGCGATGGTTCCCGCCGGGCGGCCTGATTTTTATGCCCCCGCGCGCACCTATGAGTTTGAAAAGTTTCCGGAATGGTCGCCGGAGCGGGCCATCTCCGCTGACGCCCTGAAGAATCACCGCGTTGCCAATATCCTGGCCATCCTCCGGGAGGCGGAGGCCGTGCCGCGGGACTGGCAGAAGGGGAACGATGCCTGGATCAGCTTTGTGGCCACGAAGAACGGGGTCGCCCGGCAGTCCATCTACCGATGGCTCCAGAAATACGACAAACGCGGGATTGCGGGCATTGAGCACCGCAAATCATCCCGGGGCGAACCGAAGGCATGGACGAAAGAGGCCCTGGACTGGTGGATCGGCCTCGCCCTCAAGCCGGAGCATCGCAAGATCGATCTCCAGTCGCTCTATTACGACGCCCTGATCATCGAGGCGAATCGTCGCGCCTGGAAAATCGGCGGCCTGGCCTCGGCCCGGTGGTGGTTTGGGAAAAAGGCCACGCCGGCGCTCCTCGCCCTGCAGAAAGGCGGGATGCGCGCCCTGGACAATATCCTGCCCCCGGTCCTCCGGGACTATTCCGACCTGGCGCCCTTTGAGATGCTGGTAGGCGATCAGCACCGTTGGGATTTCTGGGTAGTGGATGACGACACGGGCGTCGTTTTCCGACCCGAGGTCTACCTTTGGCAGGACCTCCGCACCCGGATCATCTATGGCGCCGCCTTCGACCGGCGCTATGATGCCTACCTCTGCGGCGAGGCCCTCCGGATCGGCATGCGCATCTGGGGGTGCTTCAACGCGATCTATACGGATAACGGCTCTTCGGAGCTCTCTAAATACATAATGGGGATCATGTCCGAGATCCGCGCGATGGGGATGGAGTGGCGGCTGACGGACGATGTGCCGCTGGACATCCTGGACGTGGACGGCGAGGAGATCAATCCCGTCGTGACGCCCATCGCGCCGGGCACGCACAAGAAAGCCGTTGTGAAAAACGCGAAGGCCAAGCTGATCGAGAGCACAAACGCCGTCATGGAGGGCATCCTGCGGGGCCATTTTCGGGCGCCGGGGAACGTCAAACGATTGACGGACGATATCAATACCCAGGACGTGGACCACCAGGAGGCCATGAAGCTCGCCGCCGAGGGGAAGCTGCTCCTGGCCTCGGAATTTTACTTCACCGTTTATAAGGCGATCGATTACTACAACCGCGAGAAGGCCCACCGCGGCGTGCGCCGGGAATGGCTTTGGAAGCCTGTGCCGGCCAGCGTCACGCCGATGGATTGCCTGAAAGCCTGCTATGGTGAGGGGTGGCGCCCCCGTTACATCTCTAACGAGGCGGCGGATATGGTTTTCCTGCGCCGTGTGGATCGGACGGTGAGGCTGGGCCGCGTGGAGCTGGACCGGGAATTCTACGAGCATGACGCCCTCCTCGAGATGCACGGGGAGAGGGTGACCCTGCGATACAACAAGATAGAAACAGACCTGGCCCTGGTATATCGGGGCGCCGAGTTTGTCTGTGCGGCCCACCCCATCGAATACTCGAGTATGAAAGACGGTGAGCTGGCGCGCCGGAAAATCATGGAGAAGCGGGCCAAACGGAAGGCGGTTGCCGAGCGATTCCGCGAGATTACGCAACCCGCCCCGGACCTGCGGGAATACTCCCAGGCGCCGGAGACGGAGCGGGTGGCGGCCGTGGTGGGCCAGGAGAAAAAACGCATCGAGGCGATGCAGGCCAACATGACGCGCGCCCTGTCGCCCGAGGAGCTGGCGGCGGAGGTGGCCAAATTAGAGGCATTGAACGAGCGCCTGCCGGATGGGCAAACCCGGGCGATGGCGATGGCGCAGATCGGGAAACCGGCGCCGGTGCGGCCGTCAAACTTTGCGAGCAAGGCGACTCGCTATGAATGGTGTATCCAAAAAGAGGCCAGCGGTGGCGAACTCTCGGCTGAGGATCGTTTTTTTGTTGAGGAGGAAGAGGTAAAAATGACGACTGCTGAACGAGAGCGCTGGCAGTTTGAGAGGGAATACGGAGCAACATACAGAAACGGAGGGTTTTGATATGACTTTTTTAATGAACGAAGAAATGCTTCAAAAATTGACGATTGCAGAGTCTTTGCGGTTTGAGCCAAAGATTGATCTTGAAATCATAAGCGCTTATGTGAACAAGCGGCCTTCGCAGTTCAGCGTCCGTCCGTCTCCAATTCTCCTGTATCGATGCTATTTTATTGAAAACGAAATTATTATTACCTACTTGACGCATTTATTAAAAGATGAGTATGAAGCATTCTCAGACACATTAAGACTCGGTGCCGCACATAATCCCAACATTGATTTATTTGTCATCACGGACAACAAAGTAGTGCTGCAAGAAAAAATCAACAGCACTATCCTTGCCCACTTGCTTTTCCGTTTCCATCATCGAGTATCCAAAAAATATGTTGTCGAAGAATTTTCCTTATTAGGCGAGGGGCCAAAATGACCAGAATATGCGCCTGGTGCAAAAAAATCTTAGGGATCGTTGAGGGCGGCAACCCCGGCGATATAACACACGGAATCTGCGAGGAATGCGTGGCCATAGAGTATGCAAAGCTTGGCATTCTTCCGGCCCAAGACATGGAGGGAATAAATGCGACCGGAGTTTATCAACACTGCGAACACTGCGAAATTCAATGAGATTTGTGCGGAGCTTTCGGATTCCTCGTCCCTGATCGGGCCTTCCCTGGCGATGGCCACGGGTCCCGCCGGCAGGGGGAAAACCGAGGCGGCGCGGCATTATGCCGTCCACTCCAACGCCATCTACATCCCGCCCCTGAACACCCGGACCCCGCCCATGCTGCTCCGGGAAATCGCCTTCGAGCTCGCCTCTGTGCGGCCGGTGCGGAGCGAGCACTGCCTGAACATCATCGGCGAGGAGATGGCAAAAGACCGCCGCCTCCTGATCATCGATGAGGCCGATCTGCTCGAGATGAGAATCCTGGAGATGCTCCGGAACTTAAACGAGCGTTACGCCTGCCCGATCCTCCTCATCGGCGAGGACGATCTCAAGGGCCGGATCGCCTCCCGGCGCCGTCTCGCCAGTCGGATCCGGAGGCGTTTGGAATTCGGGCCCCTCACCCAGCAGGACGTGGCCTTTTTCTTCCGGCAGGCAATGGGTGCGAAGGCGTCGCCCGAGGTTACGGCGATGATCAATCATCACGGCAAGGGCGATTGGCGGCCGGTGCTGACGGCGGCGATTGCACTGGAGCGGGCAATGCATGCCAGCAATACCAGCGAGATCTCGATGGAGATGGTGAAGGATGTCCTCAAGAACTCCTAAAACAGGCCTGGCCTCGCGCATGCGCGCCTGGATGTCCGGGCGGGGCAGCAAATTCGCGATGTTGCATATCTATGCAGCGTTGTTGATCCCGGCAGGCAAAGAGCACGAACGCGCCTACCAGGCCATGCAGGATTTTATCGCCCGCGGCGAGGTGATCCCTCTGGGGTCGGATAGGCGGGCCAAGCCAACGGAATATTATGCCTATAACCCCGGCTGGCACCGGGTGAACAAAGGGGTGCTCAACAAGAAACTGTTCAAGGCCATGCACGTATCGGGCAATTTCACGGCGACCGATCTAATCCGCCTGGCCGATGCGCCAAAGCGAAGCCACGTGGACAAAATTATCAAGCGATTGAGGGGCGACGGTTATCTCCAGGCAGTGGGCCGCCGTCCCTGCGCCCACGGCGCCGGTGCGGAAACAATATATCATGTGGCGGATCGAGACCGCTTCCGCCTGGAGGTGATGGGATGAAATTAGTTATTGTTCTGTTGCTCCTAAATCATATGGATTATCATTGGCTTTGGTATGTTGTCGCCGTCTTGCTTTATCTTGTGTCGGAGGGGGAAGGATGAGAACTATCCCCGGGACGAACATGCCCCTGAAAGTCTACGAGCCCACGGGTAAGCGCCCAACCATGCGCAATGATGCGGAAGCGCGACAGCGCCGGGGGCTCCTTGCGATGGTGCACATCGCCAAGCAGCAGATGCGTCTCAATGGGGGCGAATATGAAATGATTTTGAGCGGTTTCAAGGTCGGCTCGGCCGCGGAGCTGACGATCGAGCAGCTCGATCGTCTGGTCAAATACCTGAAAAAATTAGGCTGGAAGCCGGTGCGCCGCCGGCGTCTCCCCTCCCCCCCTGTGGGGGAGGGCCAGCCCCAAGCTTCCTCCCCTTCGACGGGGGAGGGCAAGGGTGGGGGTAATGACGCCCAGCTTGTTGCCCTTCGCCGGCGCTGTGTGGAGATCGCGCAGGGCATGGAAAACGGCGAAAAGCGGTTGGCGGGCCTGGCGGAAAAGATCTGCGGTACCGCGGTCCTGACCTGGTGCCATGAGGTGAAAAAACTGGAACGGCTCCTGGCCATTCTCGGCAGCATCAAATCAAGTACGGGCGAACGATTATTCGCCCCAACCAAGGAGGCAAACCATGAATAAACAGGACTTATCGAAGGCCCAGCGTCTTCAAAACGAACTCAACCGCACCCGGCTGTTGTCATCGCTGACCGACCATATCGGCCAGATGCACGCCGTCGGCATGGCGGAGCTTTACGAAACGGTTTACGGCGAGACCTGGGAGAACCGGATCAACGATACGCGCAAACTGCGCAAGCTCATTACCGATATGAGGCGCGAGGGCGTAGCGATCTGCAGCGTCTCCTCCTCGACCGGCGGCGGCTATTACCTCCCGGCAGCCGGGAGCGAGCTAAAGGGCTACCTGCGCCTCTCCAAGGTCCGTGCCCTCCGCATCCTGGCCAGGGTCTCCCGGATCCAGAAGATCAGCCTGCCCGACCTCTTGGGCCAGATGCGCTTAGAGATGGAGGATAATGGCCATGACGAAGCGGCGTAAGGAAATTCCCCTTTTGGCAGCGGGGGGAATAGAGGAAAAAGCCGATGCCTATCTGCACGAAATTGCCGTCCGCACCGCCGACCTGCGGGATCTGCACGCCGAGGCCGAAATGGCTATACAAGAGATATGGGAGCGATATGCCCTGCGAATTGAGGCGCAGGACGTGCTGCTGAAGTCGGCCATTGTTGCTCTCGTGCAGACAATGAAGCACGAGAAAGCGGTCCTTTTCGCCGACACGGACGTCGTCAACCTGGCCCACGGCTTCCTGATCCGCGAGCTCGCGGACAAAGTAAAAATCCCCAAGACGGCCCTGGCCAAATGCGAGGAGTTAGGCTTTGACGAGGTCATCAAGATTGCCAAGTCCCTGGATCGCGAGGCCGTGGAAAAATGGCCCGACGCAAAGCTCTTCCTGATCGGCGCGGAACGAAAGCAGAAAGAGGAATTTTCCTACGACTTAAAAAAGGAGAGGCAGGTTGATCCGGAAAGCGCACCCTGTCGAAGTACGGAAATACAGGCCGCTCCTCATGATTAAAGGAAACCTAATGTCCATAAAGCGTCCCATATTACGATATTACGGCGGGAAATGGCGGTTGGCGCCCTGGATCATTCAGCATTCCCCCCCCCTCGGATTTATGTTGAGCCCTTCGCCGGCGCCGCATCCGTGCTCTTGCAAAAAGAGCCGGCCATCGTGGAGGTCTTAAACGATCGCAACGGAGAAAATCATATGAAAGCGATATCCCTCTGGCAGCCCTGGGCGTCGGCAATGGCCCTGGGGTGGAAACGAAATGAAACCCGTAGTTGGTACACGTCGTATCGAGGGCCGCTTCTTATCCATGCTGCCAAAAAAGCCTGCCTTTGGCCCTCGATGGCGATTCAGCAGTTGTTCGCGGATGTGGCGTTACAGCCTATTGATTTGCCATATGGCGCGATCCTCTGCCTGGTCAACCTGGTCGATTGTAAGCCGATCACTGAGCTAAATCGCCCGGACGGCCTTGAGCGGTCGCTGGGTAATTATTCGATAGGCCGGTTCATGTGGATTACTACGCATATGAAAACCTTTAAAAACCCAATCCCGTTTACCGGTCGGCAACGGCTATTCGACGTTCCGGACAGTTTGATTACGGAGAAATCACAGTGACAAAAGGAGGCGCCATGCTGAAAAAGAAACGAGATCTCAATTACCGCAAGGCCCTCGGCGGGCGGGTATGCTGTAAGAAATGCGCGCACTATAAATTTATTGACATCCACGGCATTGGCGGCGTTGGCGTGCTGCGGCAGGACTGGCGCTGCGAGGCGATCGGCCTGGAAAATTCCCGGCGTTATATCGTCCGGCCGGATCATGTCTGCAGTGAATTTTACATGATCGGCGAGAAGGTCATATGAATTTCAACTGCCCCTACTGCGGGAAAGCCTGCGATTTTGAGGAGATGCAAATGGATGCTGACCTTCTGGCGATAATCAAGATGCAGCCTATCTTTGGCAAAAACGCCCACCTGGTCTGGGCCTACTGCGAGCTCTTCGGGATCACGCCGCTCAAGACTCGGCGCAAGAAGCTTCGTCTTCTCCTGGAGGAGATGACAGCCCTCATTCAGGCCGAGGAATTTGTCTATCAGAAGCGCCGGTACCGGATCAGCCAGGCCGGAATCGCCGAGGCCCTGAACGTCATGGTCCACAAGCATTGGGACGCGCATCTCGAAAATCACAACTACTTGAAAAAGATCATGATCTCCGTCGCCGAGGCCTCTGCGAAAAAGGACGGCCTCGAGGCGGAAAAAGACCTCCGCAAACGGGAAGATCGCCTGCGGGCGGGCGATCGCTATCCGGTCCCGGAAGAACAGATCGAGCCGCCTCCTGTCCGTCATTCCGCCCATCCTTATCGTCATTCCGTCGCCGACCGGAATCCATTCGACGACGACGCCGCCACCTTAACCCCCGAGCAACGCGAGAAAAACCTCCGCCGTCTCGGGGACATCATAAAAAAGATTGGAGGCTAACTATGGAAGAATACGTTTGGAAGCTCTGGATGATATTTGGCCTGGGCGCGTTCATGGGCGGCGTGATCATGATCCTTGTCCTGGGTTGCTGCATCGTGGCGCGGGACGCCGACGATCGCCCGCCGCGCGCCCCTTTTTCCACAGAAGCTGAGGCCGGGGAACACAAGCGCCTCCTGGAAAAACACGGACTCGAACGCGAGATATCTGTCATCCTGGAGGATCCCCTGGGGCAGTACTACATCCGAAATGGTCGGAGGTATAAATTCCAATAAAACAAAACACAGGAGGCAGGGGTGGTAACATAATGAAAAAACAATATTTTCCCACGGACGAAGAATTGCAGATCATCCGCGATCTCTACGATGGATCGACGCTCCGGCTGAACAAGATCATGCGCGCCCTGGACCGGAGATATCCCCGCCATTACGTGCGGAGGGTTGCCGCAACGATGGGCCTCGCGCGCGTGAAAGAGCCCGACTGGACGGACGCCGAGGAGGCATTGGTCTATGACTGCTATCCCCGCCTCGGGCTGATGGCGCTCCGGACGAAGCTCAAATACCTAACCGGGGTCTCGCGCTCTACAATCGCCATCCACCTGAAAATCAAACGCCTCGGGATGGTCGCCACGGACGGCGAAGGCTTCACCCTGCGCGGCCTCTGCAATTTCCTCTGGGCAGGCCAGGAGATGCACGAAAAAGTCTATCAATGGGTAGACAAGGGCTGGCTGAAAGCCAAGCGCCGGGGCACCTTGCGAACGAAAAAGCAGGGCGGCGATCAGTGGTATTTCGACCCGGCCTGGGTGAGGAGCTTTATCATCGCCCACCCCGAAGAGATTGACTTGCGCCTGGTGGATCCCATTGCCTTTATCCGCCTCGTGGCCGGTGAAGTCGAATCGCTGACCATGTGTAAATGTCCCCGGTGCGGCAAGAAATACGAGGCCCGGGCCTTTAATCCCGGCTGCCGGCTATTGCGCATCTATTGTGAAACCTGCCAGAGGTCTGACGACCTGGAGGCCGAGGCGTACCGCGCAGCCATGTGAAAATGGTCTCCCCCTTTAGAAAAGGGGGATTAAGGGGGCTTTGATGACAAAATACGCCTGCGGCAAATGCAGATCCACGGCCCTGCACCGCGACGATGATGAGGCCAACGGGCATGTATTTATCGCATGCATAATGTGCGGGAACCGCTGGCCAGGCGGCCCGGCGCCCATAATTGTAGGGTGCGTCTCGACGCACCAAAAACCAAAGGAGGAGCCAATGATAAAAATATGCAAAAACTGCAACAGGACCAAATCGATCGTGAAGGGCGGCCTCTGCTATGTCTGTAATAATGCGGGCAAAGGCAAGACCGGCGAAGAGCGAACGGCCGCCCTCGCGGAGATCAAGCGAAAGATCGAAAACGGCGAGGTCAAAGCCTGGAACAAACGTTCTAAGGAGAAGCCTGCTCCCGTTGTCAAGGCGGCGCTCGAAAACGGCACTGCCAGGAGGCGCGGACGGCAACCGGGCAATCGGAATAAGACTGCCAGGCCCCTCCCCGTCGATCGTAACACGCCAGAGCCGGGAAAGGCCGGTTTAGCCCTCGGATCAGCGCCCATGACGCCGGATGTTGGCCTACTGAGTAGCACGATTGACCCGCCTGCCCCTCCTGCAGATCCGCCGGCCATCCATCGCCCGGCCATCGATGAGGTCACTGATTTCAGCGCCTCGCGCACGGTCATACCGGTTACCAGGGGCGTCGATTGCATCGTCCTCGAGTTCACCGCCGATGACCGCGCCCTCCGGGATCGCATCCTGGAGTTGGCCAAACGCTACCGCCGCGACCCCGGCCAGCAGGCGCTCTGGATGGTCCAGCAAGAAATCGCAAATGGGAAATAAAACAGATTTGCAAGGTGGTGATAGTATGCATAAACGAAACATAGTTTTTGAAACCGGCGCTGCTTTCGGCGACGACGAAAACGCGCTCTGGTGCGGAGTCCGGGTGACGGTCTCCGTCACGGATGAATTTTACAAGGCCTTTGTAACGCACCGCAAAGACGGGCTAAATGCCCCCTGTGTGGATGCGTTAGCGTTCCGCCTTATCAAGGATTGCGTAGAGGAGTTTGTCCCTGAATTTCTTAATCAGGCGGAAGCCCCTTTTCTGCGCGCATGCGCTGCCTCGCGGCAGGGTGACAATAGCATTCCTGTCAAAGCTCATCTGTCGTACATCGCAGGCTGCCACGACCAGTGCTGGTATAAGGACTTGTGCAAACATTTTCAGGCCGGAGCTTTCCCCCCATAGTGCCGGTGGTGGGATGGACGATTTTGGGTCTTAAAACGTAAAATTCGCAGTTCATCTTGACCTCCTTGAACGAATCGCGAATCGGTGAGTGGTTCAGCGTAGAATGTTTTTCTTGCGGGAAAAAGGAGTTATTGACTGGCAGAGCTATAACGGACTTAGAGCACCCTCAAGGCCAACCGGAAGCGCTGGGAATTATTCGGTGTCCTGAATGTAAGAACGATACATACTTCGTTAAAATGATCGGGGAGCCACCTGCTCTGAGAAAGGGCCTTCCAATAGATTGGCATCAGGAAGAAGAATCATCTTGTTAAGGGTTGAAGGATGACGTTACTTACAATGGAACAGATTGATGATACGGTCGCCGACATGAAGAAGCGTTACGGGATAAGCCATTGCAATGTCACAAAGGAAGAGGCGGATGGCGAAGTGGCATTTGTGCTCTTTGAAATTCGCTTCAAAGTAAAAAAAGGAAAAAAAGTTATTGACATATCTCGTTAAACGTGCTTATTGGTGCGAAACGTACAGGGACGCGGCAGAGGGAAAACCCGCCGCTCGATTAACCTTATAGCAACAATCGAATAGCGAACAAGATCGAGGACCAGCCCGGCTTGTTACCCCAATAGGGGCAATAAGCCGGGCTTTTTTTGTTTTCCATCCAGGAGGACAAAATGAGAAAGATCAACGAAATCATTATTCACTGCGCGGCCACGCCGAACGGCAAGCACTTTACCGTGAATGATATCGACCAATGGCACGCCGAGCGGGGCTTCCATCGCACGAATTCATCCTTTACTCCCGAGCTCAAGGCCATCGGCTATCACCTGGTGATCTACCTCGACGGCGGGGTCCATGCGGGCCGCGACCTGGAAGAGATCGGGGCCCACTGCGCCGGACATAACTCGGGATCCATCGGCATCTGCCTGATCGGGACCAATGAGTTTTCCGCTGCCCAGTGGGAGGCGCTTACGGACGTAGTCAGGAAGATGCGCGAACGCTTCCCCGAGGCGCTTATCCGCGGCCACCGCGATGTGCCGGGCGTGCACAAGGAATGCCCCGGCTTTGATGTGGCAGCCTGGCTGGAGAAAACGGATTTGTAAAAAGAAGGGCAATTTTGGATTTTGGATTGTGAATTTTGAATTTAAAAATACCGCAATCCAAAATCAAGAATCAAGAATTTAAAATTGCTTTTACGAACCTCATTGCCGAATATGTTTTGATCGCCATGGGAGTTTTAGACCCGGAAATATTTCAACTCATGTCACTTCATAAAGAATTGGTAAAAAATGAAAAGAGCGAAAAAAAGGGAGGGCGTTTTTGGCAATGCAGGAGACTCAAGGGGAAACCGATTTCCGGCAAAAGCGATCAAGAAGTTCTACGCTTTATAACGAAGACCGCACGAGAAAGTTCGGACAGACTGTGCGAAGAAACCAATTTCCATGCACTGTTCTCAGCGATTCAAACGGAAGCGAGTAACTATAGCGGTAAAGGGGAACTGACCAGAAATGAAGAGTTTCGTGAGTTTTTGCA